AATTGCAATTCTTCAGTTATATTGATATCAGTAAATCCGTACTTATTTTCTCGCAATCCCAATATAATTTCTTCAGATTCAATTATTTGTTTCTTTGCTCGAATAGTTATTATGTTAAACTTCCTATCAAATTCAACCTCAGCATTACTTTTTAAACTTTGCTTGTATGCAAAAAAGTTACCTGTAGGGAGGATGAGTGGATGTCCCAATTCATTAAAAACTTCATGTACTGTGGGATACACTAAAACTTTTGATAATAAAACTGGATCTTTCAGATGATTTTTATGAACTATGTCCTCGACAGTGGTTCTAATTATAAGAACAGGAGCTTCTTCTATTATATCACCAGCCTCATATGTTGCATCTGAATATATACCACAACCAGTTTCGTCACACTTTATTGTGGTTTTAGATAAAGCAAACTTCGAATAGTAAGGCTTTTCCCCATTGCTAATAATATCTTTACCTAAAGAATAATCTATCCAAGTCTGTTCTATATTTTCACTCATGAATTTAAAGCCTCTATATAAATATCACTTATTATTTTTTTCAATTTTAACTTGTCTAATTCATCATCAAATGATTCAATTTCTTCATTTATTATTGTAATAGTATCTTTACTGAGGTCAACATTTTCTTTCTCAGTTTCGTCTGTTGAAGTGTCTTCTATTACAGTAAAATCAAAGGGATCAGCTCTATCTATATTTAGTATAATTGAGTCTGATTTTTTCTTAGAAGTATTTGAATTTATTATAAGTTTTACGTATTTATTTTTCAGTTCAGAATAATTAAAATTTTCGTCAATATCTTCTGTTGATACCACATAAAAGATTTGATCAATATTTTCAATGAAATCTACATCTCTTGTTTCTGTATCAAGAACACTAAATCCCTTTTGTGTTCCAGAATCTGCAAATGTCATTTCATATTGTGTTCCTAAATAGTTCACATTATTTGTATGAGATCTTAAATGAAAGTGTCCAGATAAAACTGTTTCAAATCTACTAAAAATTTTATCAGACATTCCATCTTTAAAATTCACTCCAGTTAAAACCTGGTGTCCACTCAACTCAAAGTGTCCAGCTACTATAGGACACTTACAATTTTTTATGTAATCTAATACTTCTGACTCATTTTCACTGCATATCCAAGGAACTAACCCTATGCAAAGACCTTCATGTTCAAATGTATATGGAATATCATGCAAATGAAAATTAGAATAATCAGAAAACAATTCCTTTGCAGAATTTATAGCATTAGTATTTCTATAATACATATCATGATTTCCTATAATCATATGAAAATCAATACCCATTTCTGTGAGGGGTTCTATAAATCTTTTTTTGACTTTATTGAGTGTATGAATATTTACATACTTTCTCCTGTCGAGTAAATCACCCAAGTGAAAAATAGTTTTTATACCATTTTCTTTAATGTAAGGAAAGAACTGAGTTTCAAAAAAATCTAAAAAATGATTTAGAAAAAAAGCAGAGTCATTTCTAATCCCAAAATGGGTATCATTTATCAACGCTATTTTCATTTACTTTTCTTTTCTTTTTTTTAGGAGTAAACTTTGCTATATCATTCTTAGACAAAGAAAAGAAATCGGCTAAACCGTCATCATTCTCTTCCTTTTCTATATTTGAAAAATTATTACTGAACCACCTACGAACACTACCCTCGTGGTCGAGGTGATCAATCATCTTGTACTTAATATAATTTTGTTTCTTTTCTTTATCTATTCTTCTGATAAAGGCATAATAAGTAATTTGTGTGAAGTAGGAAAATGGATTCTTTGATTTATCTGGATCAAAGTTATGTGCATACATCAAACAATTTTCTACTGCATCCCCAACCATATCCTCTCGAAAAGGATAATTAACAAAATTAGATTTACGAGAAAGATGTTCTGCAATATCCCAAAAACACTGTCCTAAGTATTCCGTAGATGGCGGTGGATCATCTCCACTTTCTCTTGTTTTAAGAACTTCAGCTTTCCACTCTTTAATTTCTTCAAAAAACTTTTCATTATCTATATAATTATTTGACATTTTTTTCCTTGACATATTTAAAGTATACTTTATAATCCGAGTGTAACGAGTAAAAAAGGAATATATTAATACTCCTTTGGATTAGAACTCCAATCAGTCCATCTATTACCAAAGTCAGGATGATTTAATTCATCTTCTGTGCTTTCATCAGGATTTAATTCTTCTGGAGCAAAGTTGAATTCAAATTCAAAATCCATTCCCTCTACATCAGAAAAATTAAGACCTTCCATCATTTGTCTTATCATCTCTTCATTCATGGGAATCATCCCCCACTTTTTAAAATTAGAAGTATCGGATGGATTATCTAATTCAGATTCCATCTCATCTAACATATTTTCTAACTCTTCCTGAAGAGTTTTCTTGGTATCATTATAAGTTTGAAGCTTTCTTTTTGGTTGATCATCAGAGAGCCTTTTTTCTACTTCTTTTTCGTATAAAGAAATAATATCATCTTCTGGACTTACATAAGTGAGAATATAATCACTTGGCAAAGACATTTCAATATCTTTAGTGTAAGACACCCAATCGCTCATCTTCTGGACTTACATAAGTGAGAATATAATCACTTGGCAAAGACATTTCAATATCTTTAGTGTAAGACACCCAATCACGAAGAACTGTTATTTCTTTTTGTGTTCCATTATATGGATCTGGAATGATCATAGTTTTGAATACCATGGGTAGTTTTAAGTAAACATCATTGTGGTCTTCTTTAACTACACTACAAATCATGTCTTCGCCGCTCTTTAATTTTAAAATTTTATATGCTGGATCCATTTTGCTACCTCTTATAGTACTATTCTAGTATTACTAAAATGAAAACCTTCGTTATTATATATCTTGAGCCTGTCGTCTAAGTGTCTCAGTGTATGATTGATATAGCTCTTATATTTCATATCGTCTGATATATCATAAATTTTTGTTACTTTTTGATTTTTAGACTTCCTCAGACCACGACCAATAGATTGCAATACTCTTATAACTGATTTAGAAGGAGAAGCGAATATTACGTTATCTATATTAGGAATATTAAGTCCAGTTGAACATGTGCCATATGATGCTACTAGAATAGCATTCTTTTCTTTATTTACTATTTTTCTTATATGTTCTCTTTGAGATGCCTCTGTACCCCCATGTATGAAAAATATATTCTTATCGTTATCTAATGCTAGTAGACTTTCATTTAAAACTTTCCCATGTAATTCTACATAGTTGAATAGTATTAAAGTATTGCCCTTAGTTTTAGTTGCAAGATTTACTATAAAGTTATTTCTTTTTTCGTTTGTAATAAGATACTTAATTTCATCTTGATATGAAGTTCTTTTGTTTTCATTACAAATATCATCGTCGTACTTTAATGTAATGCATTCTATTTTAAGATCGGATAATAATTCTTTGTCTATGAGCTTTTTAGTTGAAGTTACGTTGAATACTTTTCCAAATAAACCCTCAATGACCAATTTGTGAGTCTTAGTTCCATCCAGTGTACCAGTGGTTCCGATTCTGTAATGTGCATTTTTTATTTTAGTCATAAGAGAAACCAGTGATTTTGATTTGAACAAGTGGCATTCATCGCCAAATACTACGGAGAATTCTTCGAAGTATTCATTAGGCATATTATACAGGCTTTGCCAGGTAGATACAACTATTTTTTTGTTAGTTTTTTTCTCTTGACCGGAAAAAATAGCATGTACGTTAGTATCTACATTCCATTTGTCTTGTGTGTAATCCTTAAAATCATTTATCATCTGATTCACCAAACCTATGGTAGGGACTACTATTAGTATCTTTTCTTCCTCTGATATTTTATTAAAATAATACCTCATCAATAAGTAAATTATCAGAGATTTACCACTTCCTGTTGGTGATAATAAAAGAATTCTTTTTTTGTTCAGTGATTTAAATGTAGCACTTAATTGGTGTGGATGTGGTTTTAGTTTTAGTTTCAAACTAGAAACAAATTCAGAAAATTCTTCTAGTGTTATCTGTTCATCATCCAATGCTAATAAATTATCACTGTCTATATCAAATGTATATTTTCTATCAGCAGCAAACTGTTTTATATAATCCAACAATCCAACATAAATTGTTCTACCATACAAGTTAAAAAGACGTATTTGACCGTCCCATACTTTCTTTTTGTATGCAGGTGTATATTGATAATTAGGTACATAGAATGTAAAGTACTGATTCAATTCCTTTGCAATTGACTTCTCGCACTCTATTATCAGATTCACAGCATCTTTTTGATGTACAATAATATCCATTAGATACCCTGTGTAAATTTAATCCATTCTATTGCAGATTTAATATTCCATTGTCTAGAGCTTACTATCTTTACCACTTCTTCTAAGTAGTCAACTAAAGATTTTTGAAGTGATATCTTAGCTCTGATTTTCTGCATATCTTCATCAGAGTCTAGAAACATTGGTATGTCAGTTTTCAGAATAGTATAATCAAAAGGTTCCCAATTTAACCTTTTCATATCATCATCACCAAGTTTACCTGTATAATATAACCACTTATTTCGTTTTAATATTTTTTCTTGAAACTCATGTTTCTCTAGCTCTAGCTTTGAGTTCTCATGAAAAATTAAGTATTTATTATGAAGCTGCGGTGTATTCAGTGATTCTGTATGTAAATCATTTTCATTAATAACAAGATCTGATTTGACCATTGTACGCAAGTCTTCTATATTCATATAAACTCCACATCATGTTTTTTCTACATCATAATAAGAAAATCTAAAAGT